GGCGACTCGTCGGTGAGGGCTTCTAGGGCGGCCTTGGCGGTGTCTACGGCGGCGAACACGGCGGCGGCGGTCATGGTGAGCTCCCTTGGGTGGTGAGTGCCCAGCCCCCGAATCGAACGGGGTCTCAGCCATGCTTGGGGGGTTGTGTCGCCGATGTTGGTGCGCCCGATTCGAACGGGTCCAGCCCCTTACACCCTGGCTGCGCGTGGTCCAACCGCGCTGGGCGTTTCTTTTGAGTTGTTCGGGCGGTTCAACCTCCCGATAAACAGTACTCTACCAGGCTCTTGTCTGACTTCTCAACACTTGTCACCCGTATGCTGGCCTCCTAACGGCACCGCTTGTGATGCCGGTGCTTGTGGTGCTTCTTGTGCCCGTGGTGTTTCTTAGCCTTCGCCTTGTGGTGCCTGGCGTGCTTGACGTGATGCTTCACCACTGGTGTGTGCACCGCCGGGCCGTGGGTTGCTGACACGGCGGCCGTGGGTGTTGGCGCCACGACGGCCGGTGCTGCCACAGCCGGCGGCACAACTTCGGGCGCCACGACGGGCACGCTGACCGGGACTTCCTGGACCACTGTTGCGTTCCCGACGAACGCCACCGTCGCCGCCACGGTCAGCGCGGCGAGTAGGCCGATGACCACGCTGAGCGCGATGAGCGCTACTGGCGGTTGCGGCCTGCTGTGTTGACCCATAGGTGCATCGTACTGCGGTTTGTCTTACTTCTCAACGGATACTACCCGAACGCTAAACGCATAGCCCGGCGGGCGCGCCTCCGCTGCCAGAGGAGGAGACAACCTTGCTGCCCGACGCAAACACCCCGTGGCCACCGAAGCCCCTGGAACGCGTCTACCACGACCTAGCTCGCTGGTCCGCTTGGTTTTCCGGCGATCCCGACGAGCTGTCCCGCGTCTATGGGGCGTGGGTGACAGCTGAGAAATCATGGGAAGCACGGGGCGGATTTGTCGGGAGTGTCAGTAGGTTCACCCGGTGGTTCTGGGGCCAAAGTCCTAAGCCGGGGGAGCAGCGTGCGAAGCTGCATGTTCCGCTCGCCGCGGAGATTGCCCAGGTGTCTGCCGATCTAATTTTTGGTCAGCCGCCGACGGTCCTGTGTAAAGACGACGACGTCACCCAGCAGCGGATTGATGAGCTGCTCGGCGACCGAGCTGGCACACAACTGCACGATGCAGCCGAAATATGCTCCGCACTCGGCCACGTGTATCTGAGTGTCGGCTGGGACCGTGAGGTTGACCCAACCGGACCGTTGCTGTCCGTCGTGGACGCCGATGCTGCCTACCCGGTTTACCGGTACGGGCACCTGATGTCTGTGATCTTCGCCCGTGAATGGGAAGAATCTGGCTCGGTGCTGCGGCATCTGGAGTCGCATGAGCCGGGCATGATCTGGCACGCCGCCTACCTCGGCGACCATCACAACCTGGGCCGTGTCGTTCCCCTGTCGGCATACCCGCAGACCGCTGACCTGGCGGACGCTGAGATGATCGCCGATCCCGACCACGGCGGTTCCGGTATTCCCACAGGACTTGACCGGCTCGCGGTGGTTGGCGTGGCGAACGCCAAGTCCCGCACCTGGCGGCACCTGCCCGCCGCGAGAGACCTCGGACGCGCCGACATTTCCGGTGTGGAGTCCGAGCTCGACGCCTTGGACGATGTCATGTCGTCGTGGATGCGGGATGTCCGTCACGGACGCTCGAGGATCCACGTGCCGATGCACATGATGGAAACCCAAGGCCTCGGCAAGGGCGCGAGTTTCGACCTGGACCGCGAACTGTACGTAGGACTCACGTCCCCACCGGACGGTCCTCTGCAGCTCGAGGCCACCCAGTTCAAGATTCGCTATGAGGAGCACCGCGAAACCGCGACCGCGTTGATCGACCGCATCGTGTCCGGCGCCGGCTACTCGCTACAGACGTTCGGGATGGACACCCAACGCTCCACCCAAACCGCAACTGAATCCTGGGCCAGGCAGATCCGTACCCAGCACACCAGGAATGGGAAATTGCGGGCATGGAACCTGGCCATCACCGACCTGATCCGAATCCTCCTGTTGGTGGATCAAGCTCAGTTCGGCGGCAAGGGCAACCCGGACGCGGAAATTCAGGTGCAGTTCGCGGACACCGTGTCTGAGTCGCAGATCGTCAGGGCACAAACCGCGTTGGCGTTGCGCACCGCCGAAGCCGCATCGACCCGCACGTTGGTTGAGCTGGTTCACAACGATTGGGAGGCCGACCAGATCGACGAGGAAGTGCTCCGTATCGAGCACGCCTCGGACACTGGTGTCGCCCCAGTCGGGCAGGTCCAGCCACCGCAGCAGCAGGTGCCGCCGGTTGACCAGTCGGCGTCGGTCGCCAACGTTGATCAGCCTGGTCCTGGGCAGTGACTGCCGCCGTCCAGCTTGACCCGTACACGGTTGATCAGCAGCAGGGTTTGACCCCGGAGGAGGAAGCTGCCCTTGTCGCGTTGGCGGCCTTCCTCGCCTCCGTGGCTGCTGTGCGGGCGGTGACCTTGCCCGGGTATCTGGTGGACCGGCTGGTGTCTCTCGGGTTGAACCGGCGGGCGGTGCGGGCCGCCGGCAAGTTGACTCTCGAGCCGGCGTTGACGGGTCGCACCCGGTGGGGTTCACCGCTGTCGCGGTTTGGCCCGCAGACGATGGCGCGGCGGTTGGCGGCGGCGGAGCCGATGATGCGTGCCCGCTACCTACTGGCAGCGGCGAAGCGGATGACTAAAGCGGCTGCCGCTGGCGCGTTCACCTCAGGGCTTGCCCGCGAGCAGACCTACCTCGCCGCGCACCGTCGGGCAGGGCAACGCCGAGCCAAGGTCGCACGCCACTACGACACGGTGGCGCAAGGCCAGACGTTCCTTCGCTGGGTCGCTGTCATGGATGCGAAGACCACACCTGACTGCGCGGCGATGAACGGCTCCATCTGGCATGTTGACCGCCCACCAATGCCACCACCTGGTGCGGTTCACGTGAGCTGCCGGTGTGAGCCGGCGCCAGTGGACACGCCCTCAGCGGCCCTGGCTGCCGCCGCGTAACAGAACCTCCCCGTCCCGGTGGCGGGGTGAAAAGCGGGTCGTCCCGGTGACGATCCGATCAGTTATGGAGTCCCCGATATGTCAACCCCCGTTGAAACCACGCCCGAAACGGCTGCTGTTGTGCCGTCCCCGGCGGATATGCCTCCCACTCAGACGCCGGTAGCTGCAGCACCGACGACCGAGACCCCCGAACCGTCCGCCGACACCGACCAGGCGAAGCCCTCTCTCGAGGAGAAGGAACTCGCCAGGGCCCGCAAGGACGCCGCAAACTACCGGGAGCGGCTGCGGCTATCCGAGGAATCGGTGGCCGCCGCAACGAAGTCGGCGCAGGAGAAGGACACCGAAACCGCGTCCCTGAAGGACATGCTCGCCAAGTTGGCGGCTGTCCTCAACCCCGAGGCGGATACCCCCCCGGATCCGGCGAAGCTGGCCGAGCAGTTAACCGCCGCGCAGGCTGAGACCGCTCGAGTGGCCGCGGAGAAAGATCAAATGATCCGCAATCTGTCGATCAGGGCGGCGCTCCCCAACGCCCTGGCGAAGGTCAGCGCGGATCCCGCTCTCACCGAAGCTGTCCTGACAGCTAGTGGTGCGCTCGCCAAGCTTGACCCATCTGCCGACACGTTCACTGCTGACCTTGAGTTGGCTGTGGCGGCGGCGATGGACGCGAACCCCCGCTTGAAGATTGACGCCCCGGTGGCGCAGTCCCGTAAGTCAGGTGCGGAGATCCCCGGCCGGTCCGGCGGGTCAGACCAGCTGACTATTGAGCAAGTTCGGGCTATGAAGCCGGAGCAGATCGAAGAGGCCCGTAAGGCTGGGAAGCTTCGCACTCTGCTCGGCGGGTAGCCCTACCGGCGCTGCCGGACGTTCCCTGCATCCCAACACCCTGACCGAATAGCGGATCAGGGAATTCGGCATGCCCATTTAATGGAGAAAATAAATGGCGATCAATGCGTTTATCCCCGAGATTTGGAATGCGGCTCTGCTCGCCGCTCTCCGTAAGAGTCTAATCTACGCCGGCCCGGGTGTCATCAACACCGACTACGAGGGTGACATCCAGCAGGGCGGCGACACCGTCCGCATCACCAGCATTTCCCGGCCGACCGTCGGCACCTACGTACCCGGTACGACCTCGATCGTCCCCGAGCAGCTCGTTGACGCGCAGCGGTCCCTGGTCATCGACCAGGTCAAGTACTGGGCGTTCCAGGTCGACGACGTGAACCAGCGTCAGGCCGCCGGAGACGTCATCCCGGCCGCCACCTCTGAGGCCGCGTACGCGCTGGCTGACGTGCAGGACCAGTTCGTTGCTGGGCTGTACACCCAGACGCAGGCCGCGAACATCGCTACTGCCCAGTCGATTAGCGCCACCGGCGGTTCGGGATGGGCTACGGAAGCCTCGAAGGCGTACGACAACATCCTGATCCCGCTGAAGGTTAAGCTCGACGAGGCGAATGTTCCCTCTAACGGCCGCTACGTTGTGCTTCCGCCGTGGCTGCACGGTGTCATGCTCCGCGACCCGCGCTTTGTGAAGGTCAACGAGTCCGGCACCGAGATGGGTCTGCGTAACGGCCAGGTTGGTCGCGCGGCTGGGTTCGACGTGCTCATGTCGAACAACGTCCCGGTTCCCTCAACCTTGGCGTATGTGGTCACCGCCGGTGTTTCTTCCGCAATTACTTGGGCCAGTCAAATTGCAAAGACCGAAGCCTATCGGCCGCAATCTTCCTTTAGTGACGCCATTAAGGGCCTCAGTTTGTACGGGGCGAAAGTTGTTCGCCCGGACGCTCTGGCCTATTGCGTCGTGACCGCGACCTGATGACCTGGCTGAAGACGTACAGCCCGTCGAGTCCGTTCCCCCAGACAGGGCGGGTCAATCAGGACCAGGTCCTTTGGCTCGAGTCAGCTCCGGCTGGCGGCACCTTCGGCGTGAACGCTGTCGTTTCCACGACGACCGCCACGCTGGCCCCGAGGCTAATGACGCCCGGCTATCCCTACGCGACCGCTGCCGATGCTGTGGCGGCAATCGACGACCTCATTCTAAACGGGAGTTAACCCATGGCACGGACCGCTCTGCCTTATTCCAACCTCGCCGGGAACGCGTCCAGCGCCGACCCGGCCGGTACCGCTATCGACGTCACCAACGGAATGGCGATCTCCGGCGCCGTGCCGGAGGAAACCGTCATCCGTGTCACCAACTCGGCTGGCGCCACCAAGCTGGTCACCATCGGTGCCGGAGACATGCCGCCCGCCCTCGCGTCCGGTCAGGGTGCCGTCACGGGCACGGTGGGCGCGACCACAGGTGTTCTGTGGTTTGGCCCGTTTGAGTCTGGCCGCGTCCTGAAGAAGGACGGCACCATGGTCATCGACTTTGCCGCGTCGACCGCTGGTTTCATTACGGCGTTCAGGGTTCCGCGCGGCGTGTGATGGCCGAGTCCATCTACGTTCGTGGTGAGGGTGGGTCCATCATTTTGATGGATCTGCCTTTGCCTGAGGCGATTCAGCAGCGTTTCGACGCCGGTCTGATCGTTCGTGTCAACGAGGACGGTTCCGCGTGGTCCGACTCCGCACCGGAGCCGACACCAGAACCTGACGTTGAAGATGCGGATGAGCTGGCCAAGGACGATGTCGGTCCGGTTCGCCCGGACCGCGCTAACCCGAAGGCTCGTTGGGTGGAGTACGCCCAGCTCGTGTCTGACCTGACACGGGAAGAGGCCGAGGCGCTTAATAAGGTCGAGCTGATTACTCGTTTCGGTGGCCGGTAAGCGTCAGGTCACGTTGGTGTGTGGTCCGCCCTGTTCCGGTAAGTCGACGTTCGTTACCGAGCACGCCCAACAGGGTGACCTCGTGCTCTGCGTCGACGAGTTCGCGCAGGCGGAAGGTTCACCTGTCGCACACAACCACACCGGCCACTTCTATGGGCTGGGTCAGAAACGGTTTCAGGAAGCGTGCCGCCAGGTGCGGCAGATCCCTGACGCCCAGGCGTGGGTTGTGCGGTGCGCCCCCGAACCGAAAGCCAGACGCGATTTGGCGGTGGCGGTGGGGGCCACCAGATGCGTTGTGCTGCTCCCACCGATTCATGTGGTGGGTCAGCGCGCCAAAGACCGGGACGACGCCTACGAAGCCACGTGGGCGGCGATCCGGTCGTGGTACGGGCGGTATCGGCCAGCGTATTTCGACACGCTCATCACAGGGGAGGGGATCTGATGCCGACGTACGCGACGATCGACGACTTCATTGTGTACACCGGCATCCCCATCCCAGCACCCATGCCCGCCGACCCAGCCATGCTGATCACGGACGGTTGTTGTGGGTCGGGCACCAATGAGGTTCCGCCCCGGATCTTCATACGTGCCTCCATGGCGGTCGATAAAGCCCTGGTCGGTGCCATCTACGACACCGACAGCACAGGTATGCCGACGGACACCACGTTGGTGGAGGTGTTCAAGGACGCCACCTGCGCACAGGCCCGACCCTTGGTGGATGCGTTCCTGTCGGCCCAGTCCCCGTGGGGCAAGGATGCCAAGTTGGATACCTACTACGTGGAACGCCTGCAGCAAGAGGGGGCGTTGACCGTTGAAGCGTTCGACATCCTCCGGTCGGCGGGGCTCCTCCCGATCACCTTACGGATGCTCGGATGATATCTAACGGATATTTGCAACGGTCCGAGCTCAAAACGGCGATCGGTGACACCACCGTCACCCACGACGACGAACACGACCGGGCCATCGAAGCCGCATCACGCCAGATCGACTTGTGGTGCGGTCCACCACCGGGCCGACAGTTTTGGCAAGACGCCACAGCAACCCCGCGCCTGTTTCGGGCGCGGGACCGCACCCTGGTGTGCCCAGGGGATTTCGATGCCACCGCGGGGTTGATCGTCGAAACTGATGATGACGCCGACGGGATCTTCGAAACCACCTGGAACGCGTCGGAGTGGCAAGCGGAACCGTTCAACCGGTGGTCAGGGTTTCCGTACACCAGCATCACCACCACCACCCGCAGCCGCGAGTTTCCTCTGGACTCGAGGCGTCCTCGGGTGCGGCTCACCACCAAGTGGGGGTGGGCCGGACCACCACTGCCCGTCAAACAAGCCTGCCTGTCCCTGGCGACCTTGTATTTCCGGTCGAAGGACATGGCCGGCGTGGGGATCGGGATCGACTTCTCCACCACCACCATCTCAGCTGACCCGGTCAGCTTGGCGATGAAGTTGGTGCAACCTTTGGCCATCGAGGGTGGGTTGTTGTTCGGCATCAAGCAGGTGCCGACCCATGGCTAACGAAAACGACCTACGCAAAGCAATTGGCGACGCCATGCGGGACTTGTTTTCGGACGAAATCAATGTGTCCGACTTCTTCCCCAAATCCCCGCCGCCGTCCCCGTCCCTAGTGATCCAACCAGGGACACCGGTGGGGGACCCGATTCAGGCGATGAACTCCACCACCGCCGAATGGCAGTTCATCGTCATGTTGCTCGTCAGCCAGGTCAACGAAGAATCGGCCCAGCTAAAAATCGGCGACATGATCTCCCCAGGGTCAACGCTGGTTGAGGCGATCAACAACCTCGGTGACGACTCCGGTTTCCTCCGCGCGAAAGTCACCGGCATGAGCATCTCCGAAGTTCAATACGCCACCACAATGTACGCGTACGGCCGGTTAACGGTCAAAGTAACCGCGTAACAGTTTTTACCTTTTCTCGCCCCCTATTCGGGGCGCTCCCCGTATAGGAAGGCATTCTTTGCCATGGCTGGAAAGTACAAGGTTCTGATCCCGTTCCATCGGGTCGACCCCCGCAGCGGTGACGTCACCGAATACAACGTGGGTGACACCTACGCCGGCCCGGACGCCGACAAGTACCTGGCCGACCCGAACCCGTACGCCCCGGATCACGGCCCGCTCATCGCCGATGTGTCGGTTCAGGCTCCCGCCCCTGTTTCCCAGGAGAAGTAGACATGGCCGTTAACCTTCAGGCGGCGTCGGAATCGTACGCCGGCTACAAAATCAACTTCGGTATTGAGCAGTACGTGTTCACCGCCCAGGGCACCGACCTGGACCACAACCTGAAGGCCGAAGAGATCGAAGGATCCGGTTTCGGCACCAGGTTCAAGAACAACCTGCCCGGCATGATCGACGGCACCGCGAAGATTTCCGGTCTGGCCGCGATGAAGCGCAACAAGATCTCGTACCTGCTGAACAACTGGTTCGGCCGCACCTCCCCGGTGCAGTTTTGGTACGCCACCGAAGGTCTCAATGCGCTGTCCCCGGTGTCCTTCCAGCCGTCCTCCGTCCTGGAGAACAGCATCAAGGGCAAGCTCAAGGACGCCGTCACGTTCGACGTGTCCATGTCCGCCCGGGGCGCCTCTAACCCCGTCGGCGTGATCCTGGTCAGCCCGAAGTCGGCCACCCAGATGGTCACCACCGGCTCCGGTTCGGTGGACGACAACGGCACCGGCAACTCCACCGCCGCTGGCGGGGCGGCGATGCTGCACATCATCGCCGTCACGGCCGGCACCACGCCGACTGTGGTCGTGAAGATCCAGCACAGCCCGGATGGCACCACCTGGACTGACCTGACCACGTTCACCACCGTCGCCGCCGCTCCCACCGCGGTTCCGGCTACGAACACGTGGGTGCAGCGGGTGGATTTGGCTTCCTCTCTCACGGTCAACAGCCAGCTGAAGGCCAGCTGGGTGACCACGGGTACGCCGACTGAGGTGCAGGGCATCGTTGGGTTCGCCCGCGGTGTC